ACGTACACCGCTGGCGAACAAATCAACCGAGCATTGCGCTTGCTAGGTGTACTGGCTGAAGGTGAAACACCTTCGGCAGACATGTCAAATGACGCGTTGACTGCGCTTGATCAGATGATCGATTCTTGGAACACCGAGCGGCTGTCGGTGTTTAGTACGCAAGATCAAATATTTACTTGGCCCGCTGGCGAGATTACCCGCACACTTGGCCCATCAGGTAACTTTGTGGGCTTGCGCCCCGTGTTGCTGGACGATGCAACGTATTACCGTGACCCAGGCACAAACGTGTCGTTCGGTATCAAATTCATCAACCAGCAGCAATACGACGGCATTGCAGTCAAGACTGTGACTTCGACGTATCCGCAAGTTATTTTTGTCAATAACACATACCCTAATTTCACAATGACGGTTTACCCAAGGCCCACACGGGACTTGGAGTGGCACTTCATTTCGGTTGAAAAGCTAAACCAGCCTGCTACGTTGGCGACACAAATGTTGTTTCCACCGGGCTACCTGAGAGCGTTTACCTACAACTTGGCAATGGAAATAGCGCCGGAGTACGGCATTGAGCCAAGCCCTCAAGTGCAACGTATTGCTATGACCAGCAAGCGCAATCTGAAACGCATCAACAACCCTGATGATGTGATGTCGATGCCGTATGCAATTGTGGCAACGCGCCAGCGCTTCAACGTCTACGCTGGTAATTATTGATGAAAACACCGATTCTGGGCGGCACTTACGTTGCGCGGTCGGTAAATGCCGCCGACGCGCGGATGGTCAACCTGTTCCCCGAAGCTATACCCGAGGGCGGTAAAGAGCCGGGGTTCTTAAACCGCGCGCCAGGTTTGCGTCTATTGGCAAACATGGGCGATGGCCCTATACGCGGGCTGTGGCAGTTTGGTGGGTATGGGTACGCTGTATCGGGCGAAACGCTGTACAAAATTGATTCAATTTGGGGCGTTACGGCAATTGGTACTGTCGCGGGGTCGTCCGGCCCAGTCAGCATGTCTGACAACGGTACGCAGCTATTTATTGCCTGTAATGGCCCGAGCTTTATTTACAACAGCTTGACACTGGCGTTCGCGCAAATCACTGACCCTGATTTCCCTGGCGCTGTCACCGTGGGCTATTTGAATGGCTACTTTGTGTTCAACGAACCGAATAGCCAGCGTTTGTGGATTACGCAGTTGCTGGATGGCCAATCTATTGACCCGTTGGATTTTGCCAGCGCTGAAGGCTCTCCTGATGGTTTGGTGTCGATTTTAATTGACCACCGCGAAGCTTGGCTGTTTGGAACTAACTCAGTTGAAGTTTGGTACGACGCCGGTACATCACCATTCCCGTTAGTGCCCGTCCAAGGTGCGTTTAACGAAGTAGGCTGCATTGCGGCCTTCTCGGTTGCCAAGTTAGACAACGGCATCTTTTGGTTGGGTGCTGATGCGCGCGGCAAAGGCATTGTCTACCGCGCCAATGGCTACACAGCCCAGCGCGTGTCAACACATGCCGTTGAATGGCAAATCCAGCAGTATGGAAACCTTTCAGACGCCATCGCCTACACATACCAACAAGACGGCCACGCTTTTTACGTTCTGATCTTTCCGTCGGCCAATACCACATGGGTGTTTGACGTTTCCACAAATTTGTGGCATGAACGCGCTGCGTTTATCAATGGCTCGTTTACCCGTCACCGGTCAAACTGTCAGATGGCGTTTAGCAACGAAATTGTTGTAGGCGACCACGAACTTGGCAGCATCTACGCGTTTGACTTAGAAGTGTTTTCAGATGCTGGCGCGGTGCAGAAGTGGCTACGTTCGTGGCGGGCGCTTCCCACGGGCACAAACGATCTAAAGCGTACTGCCCAACATTCACTTCAGCTTGACGCTGAAACGGGCGCAATTGACGACAGCGTTACAACAACACCAGTAATTATTGACGTTTCGGACCCCAATCAAGACTTGCTTACCGAGAGCGGTGATTTTCTTGTGTGGGAGTATTTCACAAACAACATAACCGAGGTGCTGTTGACCGAAAGTGGCGACGACCTTGTGCAAGAAGACGGTGGTCAGATTGTTGTTGCCGTGGTTCCTGTTAGTGCTGTTGGCGGCAAGATATTGATCGAAACGGGTCAACTTACCGCAACCGCAATTGATCCGCAAGTTATGTTGCGCTGGTCAGATGATGGTGGCCATACATGGAGTAACGAACACTGGCGGTCAATGGGCAAGACAGGTGAATGGGGGCGACGTGTCATTTGGCGTCGGTTAGGCATGACGCTAAAGCTGCGCGACCGCGTTTACGAAGTGTCGGGCACTGACCCAATTAAGATTGCAATCATGGGCGCTGAACTTAACGTGAGCGCAACCAATGTCTGATACAAACATAACCAAAATCCCCGCCCCTCGGGTGGAGTTGGTTGACACGCGCACTGGTTTAATTTCGCGTGAATGGTTTCGTTTTTTCAACAACATCTATGTGATTACCGGCGGTACTACGCAAGGTATTACGCAGATTGAAAACGGTGGCACTAGCGCGTCTACGGCGGCTCAAGCGCGCGCAAACTTGGGCGCGGGTACAGTCAATCGCGTAATTGGTACAGGCTTTGCCAGCGGCTTATCGCTAGTGGGTGATGTCACCGGCACAGGCACAATTTCGTTGCAAGGTGAAGTTATTGTCAATTCCGGTGATCTTGTGGGAACTATTGACATTAGCACCCAAACCAATGGCAATCTTGACCTTGCTACCCGCGTCACAGGCGTTTTGCCTGTTGCCAACGGCGGCACGGGGTTGGCGGTGCGCCCCACGGTTGCCACCAAGACCGCAGACTTTACGCTTGCTGACACTGAAGGCTGGATCATCAACAACAAGTCTGGCTCGACTTGCACGGCCACACTCCCCGCAGCTTCAGCTTGGCCTGGCCGCGCGGTGACATTCAAAAACTTGCAACTTCAAACTTTAGTATCAGCGTCTAGCAACGTCGTGCCCTTGATTGGCGGCGCAGCGGGTACGGCAATTCTCCCTGGGCTAGTGGGCGCATGGGCGACCCTTGTATCTGACGGCACAAACTGGGTGGTGATGGCATCATGATCACAGTAACTTATGGCAAAGGGTTTGATTTTGCGCTGCCTATGGCTCAAAAGGTCAAGGCGCTCCAAAACGAACTGCTAAAAATGCCGCAGGCTGACATTGTTACAAAGCACACGTTCCTGCCCGGTGTGTACGAGCGCGCAATTACAATCCCTGCATGGGTTGTATTGACGGGCGCTGAACACAAGACCCCCTATCGTGTGCGGCTGGAAAAGGGCACAATTGCCGTAAATACGGATGATGGCGTTAAGGTTCTCACCGCGCCACTTGAATTTGAAGCCAGCGCAGGAATGCAACGCGCAGGTCGCGTTTTTGATGAAGAAGTAGTTTGGGTGGACGTTTACGACAACCCTGACGATTGCACCGACCTTGCGATTCTTGAAGACCGGCTGTACGTTGTCCCTGAATGCGGGCTGGCCGATAGCAGAACAGACGATCAAAAAGCGCGGGTTGACTACGGGCTATTTTTGCACCAGTTAGGAATAACAGACGCCGACGTAGCCAAGATAGCGCAAATTGAATCAGACTTGATTGACATGCCCGAGGGGTTCTTCGTGGAACTTAAACCTTCCAGCATTCATGGTCGCGGTCTGTTTGCAACAAAAGATTTTGAGGCGGGTGACACTGTTTGTCCGGGTAGGCTTGATGGGAAACGTACCCCTGGTGGAAGATTTATCAATCACTCCTCAAACGGTAATATTCGGCCAGAGTTGGTTGGGGATAACATATTTGCCGTTGCTTCGCGTAAAATCAACGCAGGCGATGAATTGTTAGTAGACTACAGAGCATCAATGCGGGTCAATTTTGGCTTTGAGATGCAAGGAGAACTATTATGAGTGGATGGGTAGCTGGCGCAGTAGTAATTGGTAGCGTAATTTCAGCAGATGCTGCGGGGAATGCTGCGGATACACAAGCCGCCGCCGCCGCAGAATCAGGCAGCGTGTCTTTGCAAGTTGCCGACAAGCAAATTGCAGCGCAAAAAGAAGCGCTTGACAAGCAAATTGCCGCAGGAAAAGACACGTTAACACAGCAACTTGCCGCTGAAAGAGACGCGCTTGATAAACAGATCTTTTTCCAAGATCGCACGTTAACCCAGACGTTAGCGGCTCAAAAAGAAGCTGCGGATACCGGCAATAGAGTAGCTCAGGACATGCTGAATCAGCAGTTAGCTTCACAGAAAGCTGCGCTTGATCAGACGCTTGGCCTACAACGTGAAATATTCAACAAACAAGTTGAAAATCTACGCTCATACAAAGAAGCAGGCGAAACAGGTCAAACACGCTTGTTGGAGTTGCTGGGCTTGGGCGGCAACAAAAACGCGCCGGGGTTTGGTTCTGCCACTACCGCTTTTAAAGTTGAAGGGTTTGACCCTAACACATTGTTCCAAGAGTTTAATATCAAGCAAATGGAGCAAGACCCAGGCTACGCGTTTCGCTTGGCTGAGGGTCAAAAAGCTATTGAGCGTTCGACTGCGGCAAGAGGTGGTTTGCAATCCGGCGCTGCACTCAAAGCGGCTGCTGAGTATGGGCAGGCTATGGGTTCGCAAGAATACCAAAATGCGTATAACCGGTTTATGGGTAATAAAGCCTTTCAAGCGCAAGAATACAGTAACGCATTCAATCGTTTTGCTACTGAGCGCGGAAATCAATTAGGTGCATTGCAGTCACTGCAAGGTGTAGGACAAGCTGCGGCTGCTGGACAAGCTGCGGCTGCGGGCGCTTTGGGTGCTGGCGGTTCGCAAGCCATTCAAAGCGCTGGCGCAGGCGCAAGCAATGCGTATGGTAATTACGGCAGCGCTGCGGGCAATATTGCTGCTCAACAAGGCGCTGGTGCTTCGTCTGCATTTGGCAATTACGGAAGCGGTATGTCAAACGCATACGCTGGGTCTGGCGCGGCGCGGCAAAGTGCTTACGGCACTGCGGGCGCAGGCGCGGCTAATGCATTTGGTAACTTTGGCAGCAACCTGACTAACATTTATGGGCAAGCGGGCGCGGGTCAGATCAATGCGTTAACTGGTGTGGCTAACGCAAGGGCTGCTGGTCAAATTGGTCAAGCAAACGCAATTACCGGCGCTATAGGCCAAGGCTTAAACTTGTATGGTATGTATCAGCAAAATCAGTTGTTGAACAGCTATTTAAACCGACCTAGCATACCTTTATAGTAAGGAACAGAAATGCCACTTGACCCCAGCATTATCCTTGGTGCAAAGCCAGTACAGTTTGACATGGCGCAGTTCTCGCCAATAAACACGTTGACAACAGCCATGAAGTTTAAGCAGGCTGATCAAGAAAGCCGAATGAACGCGCTAAAAATGCAAGAGTATGAGCGCACCCGTGAGGAAGAAGAAGGTACACGTAATTATTTGGCTAAAACTGATTTGTCTACGCCTGAAGGGCGAATGGGGCTTAGAAAATTTGGCAAAACTGGTTTAGCTTATGAAAAATCTTTAAGTGAAACTGAAGAAGCGGGCTTAAAGCAAAAGAAAGCTAAATTTGAAATCCAAGATGCTAGAAAAAAATTTGTAGCGCAAGCAGCGCGTGACACAAGTCAGAATCCATCGGACGCCAACATTACGGCGTATAAAGAAGACTTGATGGCTAACGACCTGTTTACTGACGCTGAAAAGGCGCAAATGGCCGCGAGTGCTGACCGACTTTTG